TGATGGAGGTAAAACTGTGACTCGCCGCCGCCCTGGTGATGATTATACTAAGAAAGAAGTAATTCAATCGCCCGATCTTCCCGAAACTCCCAAGAACGAAAATGGTTTTTGGAAGTATCATGAAGATGTAATTCTTAAAGAGATTCGTGATTATCTCGGAAACACGTATAATGCACATTATACTTCTAAAGAATCACAAACCCAAACCCTTGACTTGATTGAAGGTATTGGTGATGCAGAAGCTTTCTGCCGATCTAATGCTATCAAGTATCTCTCCCGCTTCGGTAAGAAGAATGGGAAATCTAAATTTGACATCCTGAAGGCAGTACATTATTGTATCCTTCTTTACCACTTCTCTGGCCTCTGTGAACAAAAGTCTACCCCTTATGAAACTTTCTGATAGTACTATCAACCTTCTTCGTAATTTTTCGACCATCAACCAGTCGATTCTTTTCAAACAGGGTACAAAGCTTCGCACTATTTCTGTCATGAAAAACATCCTGGCAGAAGCCAACATTGATGAGGACCTTCCTCAAGAGTTTGGCATCTATGATCTCGGACAGTTCTTGAATTCTCTTAGTCTGTTCCAAGATCCCGACCTTACCTTCACTGGCGAAAGTCATGTGACTATCAAGGAAGGTCGCCAACGATCAAAGTATTTCTTTGCAGATCCTAGTGTGATTGTTTCTCCTCCTGAGAAATCTATTACCCTCCCATCTGTGGATGTTGAGTTCACTTTGAAGAGTGCTCAACTTGATCGTCTTCTTAAAGCTGCATCTGTTTATCATTTGACCGACCTCTCTGTTATTGGAGCAGACGGTGAAATTAAACTGATGGTACATGATCGTCGTAACGATACCTCTAACGATTTCTCTATCGTTGTTGGTGAAACTCAGAAGAATTTCTCTCTCCACTTCAAAGTGGAAAACATCAAGATTGTTCCTGGAACTTATGATGTGTCTATTTCTAAGAAACTTCTTTCTAAGTTCAAGTCTTCGGAATATGATCTTACATATTACATTGCTCTAGAACCTGATCTAACTTGGAATGACTAAGATATGGAGGATCTGGAAGTATGCTCTCGGATCCTTTAATGATTCCACCACTAAAAAATATGATAATGCTATTTGTGGTATCAGATCATTTATCATGTTACAATTAGTGGTGACTAATGTTTTTATCGTTGCAGGCAATATTCGCCATTGGAACGATCATTACACACCTCCTCATTATGAACATATTTGTGACAGACCAATCGCCTCGAAAGTCGGCACTGGTCCTTCCTGATAAACATGTCGTGAAAATGCCACTAGAGTGCTGTCAGATGTTGTCTATCATCTACAGTAAGTGGTATTTGGATTGGGGTGTACTGTACAAAAAAGACGGTACACCCTATAATACTAAGAAGGGTGCATTCCGTAATCACCCATGCACTATTTGGGCATCAAAGAATGTCAACAATCTTGCATGGTTGATTCAACACGGTTGTGCATTGACAACTGAATATTTGTATCGCTATGGAAAAATCCATTCGTGTAGTAAAACACTGTTTGGTGCGAAGAAAATCTTCCATCGACAAACTGGAAAGGCTATTGTATGTCATACAATGGCTGAAGATTTTGTAAGAGCAATGCCTGATGAGTTTAAACATGACACAAGCATTGACACTTTTACTGCTTACAAGAATTACATTAGGAGCAAACCTTGGGTTGCATCTAATTATCTTCGTGACGAATCCCGAAAACCGAATTGGGTCTAATTGATTATGAGTGATGAATTTCTTTGGGTTGAAAAATATCGACCTAAGACTATTGAAGAATGTATCCTTCCAGCGGATACTAAAAAAACCTTTCAAGAATTTTTAACAAAAGGAGAGATTCCTAATCTTCTCCTATCTGGACCGCCTGGTATCGGTAAGACTACAGTTGCCAAAGCTTTGTGTAACGAATTAGGAGTAGACTTTTATGTCATCAATGGATCCGATGAAGGACGTTTTCTCGATACGGTCAGAAACAATGCGAAGAATTTCGCTTCGACCGTTTCGCTTACAACAGATACTAAACACAAAGTCATCATCATCGATGAGGCTGACAACACAACAAACGACGTACAACTCTTACTTAGGGCGTCTATTGAGGAGTTTAGTAAGAACTGTCGATTCATCTTCACCTGCAACTACAAGAACCGAATCATCGACCCCCTACATTCTCGATGCTCAGTTGTTGACTTCGCAATCACCAAAAAGAACAAACCTGCAATCGCAGGGGAATTCCACAAACGTCTCACGCAAATCTTGGATCTTGAGGGTGTTAAATCAAATCCGCGTGTCCTTGCTGAACTCGTAACTAAACACTTCCCTGATTGGCGACGTGTTCTTAATGAGTGTCAAAGGTATTCTGTTGGTGGTGAGATTGATACAGGTATTCTAGCCGCATTTTCTGAGGTAAATATTAACGATGTCATTAAAAACATCAAAGAGAAAAAATTCCCTGAAGTTCGTAAATGGGTTGTCAATAACTTGGACAATGATTCTACTGTACTTCTGCGTCGTATTTACGATGCTTTGGCTGAAACCCTTGATGGTCCTAGTGTTGCTGCTGCTGTCCTCATTGTTGCTAAGTATCAGTATCAAGCTGCCTTCGTTGCGGATCAGGAAATCAATCTCCTCGCGGCGTTGACTGAATTGATGGTTGAATGTGAATTCAAATGATTAGTGAAAAGGAATTGAAACATCTACGTCTCCAAGCGTGGTTGCGAGAACATAAGTGTGACGACTTAGAATATCTTGGAGAAAAAGAAGGTGATCATTGGTATCGAATTGGTCCACATGAAATCACCTCAGACCAATTTGAAGACATTGAATTAGTGGAGGATTTATCCAATGAATATTAGGTTGCTAAGAATTACTACTGGTGAAGAAGTAGTAGCTGAAGTTGTTTCCGAAGATGAGAAAACAATCACTGTTAGGAATGGTTTGGTTGTTCTTCCCAATCAGGGAACATATGGTTTTGCTCAATGGGCTACGGTGATTAATCCTGATAAACCAGACATCACTGTTAGTAAAGAATTCATTATCTATAATGTAGAAGTTGCAGAACCAGTAGTCAAACAATATACTCAATTGTATGGCGACAAAGTATTGACAACCCCACCTGAGAAAAAACTGATTCTGTGATGATTCATCATTATAACGCTGACCCCAATATCACATTTCCAATTTCTATTGGAGTGATTCTTACTATTATGGTTCTCTACGGTATCTACAAAGGGTTCTTCGATAACGAGGGACTTGATGATCCATTTGATGACCATGACCACTAAAGACTATGATTTCTATGGCGAACGACTATACCCTAGTTAACTGGGATTATGTTGAACAACATCAGAGTGAGTTTATAAGTGATTTGACTCATTCCCATGAAGCATTGACTAAGTTTGGTATAATTAATACTACTGGGAATTATCACGAATATAATATCTTTGGTGCCACTTCTCCATCTGTACATATGTACAAGTTGTTCTCTGCCTTAAGGGCAATCATTAGAGACAAACTTGGATATGATGATAGGTTGTGGATTCAATCTTGGGTAAATTTTCATACTCGGGATCAAGTCCTAGATTGGCATAATCATGATGCCAAATGGCATGGTTATGTAAGTATCGATCCTAAAGATACTACAACTGAATTCGAACGTGGATTCAAAATTGAAAACAAAGTAGGAAATGTTTATCTGGGCCCTGGTTACAATCGCCATAGGGTGGTAAATAACTCTGACTATGATGGTGTAAGAATTACCATTGGATTTGATGTTTTAACTGACTCTCCAGATACAGATCCTTCTCACAACTTTGGTTGTATTCCTCTTTTATAATTATGCAGTTATGTGAAACCGATGCCGTATACGCAGCAGGTAAGTTCATTGATTACTTCTCTAATAAGGGAAGGATTGATGAATATCTTCGTAATGTCAAGTTAGATAGAATTTCTCAACAGACTCCTAGTCTGCCTGGGTTTGGTCCAGAGGACGATATGTTCTCTGATTTTGACATGCACCCACAAGACATGAACTTTAAAGTTTATGCAGCAGGAGAGAAAGATAGTTTTAGTAATGAGTTCTTTAATGAACGACTTCAGATTACTACATCTCATGCAATTGAATCTTCTGTGCCTGGTAAGTCCTTGAAGTGGATTGTACAGGAGACTAATACAAAAAAGATTGTTGGGTTCTGTAGATTTGGATCCCCTACAATTAATTCTAAACCTCGTAATGAGTGGTTGGGTCAAGTTCCCGAACTCACTAGGTTTAATCGCCATGCGATTATGGGATTCATTATTGTTCCCACTCAACCCTTTGGTTTCAACTACCTTGGGGGTAAGTTACTTGCCTTAATGTGTTGTTCACATACGGCAAGAGAGAAGTTAAATAGTAAATATAATGCAGACATCTGTCTCTTTGAGACCACCTCTCTATACGGGTCTACAAAGTCCTCTTCTCAGTATGATGGACTCAAACCCTACATGAGGTATAAGGGACTCACTGAGAGTGATTTTACACCGCTTCTGCATGATGATATATTCAAGGATCTGAACAAATGGTTTATAGCAAGGAACAACGACAAACTTCTAGTGAAGGAGGACGCATCGAGTCGAAAGTTGAAGACTCAACAAAAGATGATCGCGATCATCAAGAAAAGCTTACCTTCTCAAAAGGCTGTGGAGTTCCAAACTGCGATTGTAAGTGCAAAAAATCTGACTGAGAAGAAAAGATTCTACATGTCGGACTATGGATTCAGCAATGCTCGTGAAGTTATTCTTGGTACACAGGAAAATCTGTGTCCTGGGCAGAATTATGACAAGTTCCACATGGAAAACATAATTGAGTGGTGGAGAAAGAAAGCTACAAATAGATATAACAATCTTAAAGCGGATGGACGTTTACGCACTGAGTTAGAAACTTGGAATAGAAACCCTGAAAACATTGACATCATTAGATAATGGAACTCAAAGACTGGTTGAACTCAATCAACTTCAATAAACAAAATCTCCTAGAAGAAGATCCTCTAAGAGAGAAGAAATATCCAGCATTTATTATCAATAAATGTCTTTCTGGATTCGTTGATACTGTCATGTTTTCTAATGAGATCAATCAGTATCCAGGCCTCGACAACAAACTACAATATGATTTTTATCTAAATAGTATCAGGAAGAAGAAGAGATTCTCTCCTTGGCTCCGAAAGGATAAAGTTCAAAACCTTGATGCTGTCAAACAATACTATGGCTATAGTAATGAAAAGGCGATGCAGGCTTTGAAGATTTTAAATAAAGATCAACTCAAATTTATTAAAGACAGATTGAATGTTGGAGGTGTGAAATGACTGCATTTGCAGAACCCGAAGTTACATGGTCGCCAGACCAAATGGTAGAAGTTACTCTGAATGAACCAGATGACTTTTTGAAAGTGCGAGAAACTCTCACTCGTATTGGGGTAGCCTCCCGTAAAGAGAAAAAGATTTATCAGTCATGCCACATTCTACATAAGCAAGGCCGATATTACATTGTACACTTCAAAGAGTTATTTGCGTTGGATGGGAAGCACGCTAATTTGACTCTCAATGATGTACAACGTAGAAATAGAATTATTAATTTACTATCAGATTGGGGACTGATCAGTATTGTGTCTCCAGAGAGTACGTCAGATGTTGCTCCATTGAACCAAATTAAGGTTCTTTCTTATAAGGATAAGGGTGACTGGACTCTAGAGACTAAGTATAATATCGGCAAGAAAAAGAAAGCAGAAGTTTAATGTATATGATGCCTCCCTGCTCACCACCGCAGGGATCTTCGTCACCCTTTGTCTATGCTGAAGGTGTGTTTTCGAATGAACAATTGAATTGGATCCTCCAATATACTGAAGGTCTGGAACTTCATTCTGGGGGAACTGTAGAATATAAAGAAAATTATAGAAAATCTTCTGTCTGTACTCTTGAAAATGGTCAAGAATTGGGATGGTTATTTAATGCAGTAGGTGATGTAGCACATAAATTAAATTCATCTTACTATAGATTTAATCTTTCTGTACTTGACACCATTGAATATGTTGTCTATAACGGAGATGAAGATGGGAGATACGACTGGCACCATGATTACAATGAAGGATTATCACCTTCCCGTAAATTAACAATAGTCATACAACTTAGTGATCCCTCAGAATATGAGGGAGGACAATTAGAACTTTTTCCTGAAATCCAAATACCAAAACAGAAGGGACTCTTTGCAATGTTTCCTTCATTTGCCTATCATAGGGTGACACCCGTACTTTCTGGGACAAGAAAAGTCTTGGTTGCATGGATTTGGGGACCGCCATTCAGTTAACCGAACACAATAAGAGGGTTTGCAACACCTCGTTTTAGAGCGAAAGTATTATAATTAGTAGTGGATGCCTTCGGGGTCCACACAA